CCCCTGTCTCTTCAAGTGATCCTTATTTAAGGGATCATTTCCTGTTTTTAGGAAAAACTTCAGAAGAGCAGGCCAGTCGTCCAGTTCATCAACTGGCGGCTTCGGTACACTACGCCAACCTTTTACAAGGCCATTGTGAGTGTACTTATCAATTCGCTCAACCGGCTCAATGCCGAGAAAGGAATGACGGCCAACTATCTGTGAGGTGGATTCCACATAAGGATAATAGCCCCATAATGCAGGGGCTATTTGGGAATCTAGCCAGTACGCAGTTTTCCACATACCACGTTGGTATAAGTGGTTGCGGAATTCCACTAGGCTAAACACCTCAGAAGAGGCAGCGTGTGAGGGAAGAACAACATGCTTAAGGCGGACAGGAGTTACGTCCACCCCAGCATAATAGTCTCCTCCGCAGGACTCTCTGAACCTACCGGTCCAGAAAGACTTGCTAGCATTGACCTTGAAGCCAAAAAGCTCCAACGCCGCTATCACACCGTTCACCTTGTCCACGGGAACAATTATATCGTCCCCATAGACGCGCACACGACCTTTGTACGAAAGAATTTCTCGTCGCAGGTCAGCGGGTGATTCCTCTTCGCACATCCCGAGAAATACTACGGCCAAGAAAATCATGGCCTCAACGGGAAAGCAAAGAGCTGAACCCATAGACGCATACTTGGATAGGGTAACAACCCCATGTCCAGGTACGTCAGCACGTGTCGACCTTACTGCTAAGAACGCCTCCAATAAACTGGGGAAGTTCCGCAGCAGAGCTTCGACGTGTAAGACAGAGACGCGATCGGATGCATCACTAAGATCTAGTGTTGCAAGGTCCCCATGTAGGGAACCTCTATGAGCCAATTCCTTGTTAGGGTCTTGGTCAGTGAATCCGATCATGGAGTAGCAGCTGTTAATCCTGGTAAAACCAGGAACCACTTCGCTCTCCAACAGGTTTACCAAGGGCCGCATTATAGCTTGCTGCATATACTGCATGCAAGCGGGCTCAATGGCAATGATCCTAGGCGCTTTCTGCGTTTTAGTGACATGAACAACCCTTACGGGCAACTCATCCACGGGATCAGGGAAGTACACATGGTCGAGCTCCTGATAATAACTGGGGCTCGGGAGGGCATATTCCACATAAGGAAACACGCTCTCTAACCGGCTGGGCCAAACTAGTTGCTTAAATCGTCCGTTTGACGATAGCTTCTCAGCTGTGGCTCCTCCACCATGTCTCGGTGATAAATCGCCCTCATATATTTCTTTTGAGAGACGACTAAATACATCACCAAATAAGTGTGCACTAATGCGAGCCAAGCGATCAAAATCGCTAGGACCCACTGCAGTGGTAGCACTCTGTACCTCCAACTCAATGTCGACAAACTTGTTGAAAGCTGCTCTGACGCGATGGTCTGCGCATTGCAGCTCCAACTTACCGAATACTTTGGTAAGCTGGCGGACGGCATTTACGCTGTCCACATTTATGTCGACACGAATCATACCGCTTTGCCGGTCGAAGCACTGAGCAAGGAAACCTCCCAGAAATCTGGGGAGGGGACCAGATGACCTCTTAAAACCTAAGAAGTCACCAGGCTCAACACAGCCCTTGTCTAAACACTGCTCGAAAGCAGTGCCAAATGAGGGAAGGGTTATTGTCATAAAAGACATACCCTCAGCTTCGACACGGTCGCGAAACGTTTTAACGTCTCGCGACGTGCTGGTGTAGCACCACTCGCCAAATTCTTTGGCAAGCATCGACCACAGTTCTACAAGGCTTTTCAAGTTCCCTCCTAATAATGAGGTGGACTATCCAGGCCCACTATCCCGGCTTCGTCAAAGTGACTAAGCCGGACCACAGGTTAGATGGCAAGCGACTCCTTAGTAATACCAGGAGCCGCTCACCACCTCGAGAGTGATTAGCTCTCGCCTCCGAGGAATTTCACTGTGTTGTTGTAAGATGTGGCAGTAAGCCACGCACAGAGATTATCCACGTACCCCTTCTGCGTCGTTTGTGAAAAACCAACCGGCGGCACGTCGACGACCAAATAAACGGACATCGACTGCACGGTAGAAATACCGGTCACAAGGGGGTCAGGCACGGTCGCACGAATATCGTAGCGAGCACTACGGCGGTAACGCTTGCCGTATTGGTGACTGATAGTAAACGCCGTCATACCATCGGCCGATTTGTACTGGCCGAAATCGGTAGCAGACGACGTTCGAGGAAGAACGAGGGTGGACGCCGAAATTGTCGGCGCCGTCAGGTTCTTAAGGTCCTGTGGGTCTGAAAAAGCCATAGTGGGATCCAAACTGCGGCACGAAGGCCACTTTTGTTGTGGTTTCTCGTTACGCTAATCTTGATAATCCCAGCGCAACAAGGATTGCCTGCTGCTTGACGCTTAACGCGACAGGAGCAACGCTAAATCCATAGGGTGAAGCACCAATACGAACTTTATAAGAGTTCGTAACAACCGTATTTAAAGGGAAAGATTTCCCCTTTGCGGACGGATGCCAGCCTGCGCCGGTGTTGCCAGGAGTAATTTGGGACAGACGCTGAGTTTCTTTTTGCTCATGCATCATGTAACCCCACTCCATCACACAAGCATCGGAACCGAGTGAAGAAACGTTGGTAAGAACATCACCGAAGTTTCCAAACCAGTCCAATGCCCAGGTCCAGGGAGCTAAGTTCCATAGGACATCAGGCGTAAGCCGGATGCCATATAACTTGGAAGCTAGCTGCTGATAGCGCAATAGCCCCGACGGGGCTAAGTAATAACGGAACGCACCTTCAAACCAGAGATTTATTTCTGATGACAAGGTTATCGTCTGTGTACTATTGTCAAAACACATAGTATCCAGTGGATATGCGTTACACGTTTTCGTGGTGACAGTCTCCGGAATAATCTTTTCCGGGTACCCAAAGCCACGGCGCTGTCGCTTCCCTGAGTTCTTCTCATATTGACGGATAATAGCCGAACTATCAGCTACCGTCTTGGCGAACTTCCGAATGTCGTTGACAAGCGGAAGCCAACCAAACTGGACGTTCAGATATTCCGAGCCTGCAGATTTTGCAAGTCGGGTCTGTTCGCGCCAGAGAGAAGAACCTACCATGCTAGGGAGACCATCTTTCAAAGTCTCCCCGACGGCAGTCATCATGTCGACCTCCGGTCTTACCGGATTAGCCAACGCGATAGCTGTCGCCCCACCTGAATAGGCTTGTGATTCTATCAAAGCCAAGGTGTTCTTAACAGTAAACAGGTCAGACGGTCTTTTCATATCGTCTATACGACCCATAAAGGTTCCGCCCTTCCACCCATACGACGGATGTCGATAAGGTGGTAAGGTCACCGTCTCTATTGCAGCTGAGTAATTATACAGCTGAAAGGGACCCCCAGTGGGGACCCGTCCCAAATTACGAGTGTCATGCCCGATCGACGCGATATGCGAAGACAAGGTGTACACGCCGTACTTGGTGACGGTTGGTGAAGCACCAGTACCCGAGAATTTTTCAAGGGTGATCTGGTCGGAATCTCCTGTTTTGAGTAGCATGGATAGCCCTTCTATGAAGGTCGATGCATTGAATACAACCAATACACCAGCGCTGGGGCCC